ACGCATTGGGGGTTTTATATTACGTAGTATGTGAAGAGTCTTTGTTTAACTTCTGGCTGTTTCTACTGCTAGGCAAGGCAAAGATTCACTACGTTAAGAACGATAATGAAGGTCACGCAGTCTTACAGGTAGACGGTGAGTATATCGACAATTGGACGAAAGACTGGGTTAGTAAGAGACACATGGAAGCTATGGGGCATAAGTTCCACTTCTTGTTCTACTTAACTTATCAGGTGGCCTTAAAAATGCTTTATGGAAAAATTAAGGGATTAGTATGATTACAATTGATGGCATTGAATACACTGAAGATCAATTGAGCGACTCACAGAAGTACATGGTCGCACAAGTTCAGGATATTGATGACAAGATCGGTAAGGTAAGGTTCCAGCTCGACCAGCTTCATGTGGCCAAGCAGGGCTTCTCTGACTTACTGGTGAACTCATTCAAATCGGAAGATGAATAATGGCGCTAATTCTTGCGGCGGCGGTAAGCGTATCGTTTTACGCGGATGAAGGTTACGTAGCATCTGACTATGTTAGCGATGTTGTGCCTTCAACCTCTGGCACGCTGATCGCTCCTGCAAGAGTTAAGCAACAAGACACCATTGGGATATTCCCTGTCTCATCCAGCCTTGTAGCAGGCGCTAGAACAGTCTCTACTGGCTTTGTGAGCGATTCTACAGGCCGACATATACTGGCGCCTTGGATTGTCGTATCGACTGGTATGGCGTCTTCTACGGCCTCTGAGATGGTAATGCCGTTTGGCATGTCGATTGATGTCGCGGCTGTTAACCCTGAGAACCCATACGCTGTTGACGGCTATGTGGTCGATGACTACTACGTTGATCCCAGAACGGGACTCACCAGTGTTGTTATAGCGCCTAACCGTGTACGCGAGCCATTGATGGTAACCAGTGTTGGCTCTGAGACTGATGTTGCAGTAACTCAGGTCCACACGACAGGTGTACAGGTTGATGGCCAGTCAAGTGTTGTGGGCTTCGGTGCTCGCATTCAAAGCACTGGCTCAAAAGTTTTAGGCCAGTCTGAGGTTGATATTGCATCGACCCGAGTCTTTGACTTTGGCTACCTAACTGAAGGCCAGAGCGCTGTTGATATCGGCCCATCTTACATAAGAACGTATGGTGCTTTGGTTGACGGATTGTCAACAACTGTCATTGCGCCGAACTTCACTGGCACATTCGGAGCGGTAAGCTCAGCACAGTCTGCGGTGTTAGCGGGAGCTAAGGTGACTATGGTAGCTGGGGCATTAAGCACGGCTCAATCTAGTGTTATAATAAGCGCTCGATTGAAGTGGGAAGCTGTGCCCGAACCCACGAACAGCTGGACTGTAATTAACGATGACAACTATCCCTTTGGGTAAATGATATGGCAGATACAACGACAACGACATACGGGCTAACAAAACCAGAGGTCGGCGCTTCTGCTGACACTTGGGGCACAAAGCTAAATTCAAACCTCGATAAAATTGACGATATCCTTGACGGCACTACTGCTGTTAACGGGATCGATATCAACTCTGGCACGATTGATAACGTGGTTATCGGTGGCACTACTGCGGCGGCTGGATCGTTTACTACCTTAAGTGCCAGCGGCACTGTGACCTTTGCTAATGACTCACTGAGCGGTGACGTGATTGAAGGCGGCACAATTGGCTCTACAACGATCACTACGTTAACGGCGCCTACGGTTAAGCTAACGGCTCTACAATCGTCTGACGGCACTTCTGCTGGCTCTGTGTCTACTGCTGGGGTAACGACTCTGGCAAGCGCTGTTCTGACTACCGCTGATATCAATGGCGGGACGATGGACGCTGTGACTATCGGTGCTACGACTGCGGCTGAGGCGACTGTAACGACACTGGCGGCAACAACCGTGAACATGGGCCTCTGGACTATCGAGCTAGAGAGCGTAACGAATAACTTACTGTTTATTTACAATGGTACAACTGTCTTCAAGTTGACCACTGCTGGCGCCGTTACTGCGGCTGATGATGTCACTGCATTTGGAACACTTTAATGGCTATCCCTGCAAGCGGCACGGTATCACTCTCGGACATTCAGACCGAGTTTGGTGGGACTAACCCTATCTCGATCTCAGAGTATTACTCTGCGGCTGGTGGTGTCCCTGCGTCTGGCGAGATCTCTGTGTCTGACTTCTACGGTACGTCTGCTGGTGTCGTATCTTTGTCTGACTATAACATCTTTGTTATTGATGACACGATAGCTACGGCTGAGATCACTTATTACACGAACGGCGCCGTAACTCACTCGCAATCGACCAGTGGTCAGTTATGGTTTGACCCTAATTCGACAGGCATTGGCGACCTCTATGAGATTTATGTCTCGGTCAGCTCTGGTGTCACACCTAGCGGTACGCTAAATACTTGGCTGGCGCTAAGCTCTAACCGAACATGGTCTGTGACCGATGCGATTGATGACCCCTCATCTAGAAGCTCAACCCTAGCGGTTCAGATCCGAGACGCGGCTACTCAGACAGTACAAGACACTGCCACGGTAACTCTGACAGCTAACTACTTTGGTGGGGGAGGCTTGTAATGCCATTAACACCATTAACAATACCTGCTGGAGTTTATCGACACGGCACTGATTTAGAAGGTCAGAACCGATGGCGAGACGTTAACCTGATCCGCTGGCGTAGTGGCTCAATGCAACCTATCGGCGGCTGGCAGGAACGTACCAAGACTGGTGCTAGTATTACTGACGCGCCACGTGGTGCAATTGCATGGGTCGATAACAGCTCGAACTCAAACATTGCTGTAGGTACAGCGAGCAAGCTGTTTTACATCTCATCTGGTAACGGCGTCACAGACATTACACCTACGGGCTTTACAGCGGGCAATGAGGACGCTACGGTAAACGTAGGTTACGGTGGCAATTACTACGGAACGTCTCTCTACGGCGTTTCTAGGCCCTACAGCGGCGTGTTCCAAGAGTGTACTACGTGGTCACTGGATACTTGGGGTGAATACTTGGTTGGATGCTCTACCGATGACGGCAAGCTGTATGAGTGGCAGTTAAACACTGCTAGCCCTGCCGCTGTGATCACTAATGCACCGACTAACTGCACTGGCCTTGTCGTAACTGGCGAGCGCTTTCTGTTTGCCCTAGCGGCTGGCGGCAACCCTAGAAAGATCCAGTGGTCAGATAAAGAGAACAACACGGTGTGGTCACCTCTGGCTACGAATGAGGCTGGTGACATTGAGTTACAGACCAATGGTGAGATTTTATCAGGCCATCGTCTAAGGGGCCGCACACTCATTTTAACGACCACTGACGCGCATATAGCTACGTACATAGGTCCACAGCTTGTCTTTGGCTTTGAGCGCGTGGGTGAGTCTTGTGGAGCCATCTCGCGTAAGGCTTGTGTGGCAAATCAGGAAGGCGCCTTCTGGATGGGCAATAATGGCTTCTTTGCCTTTAACGGCTCTGCTGTACAGGAGATGCCCTGTGAGGTTTTAGACTACGTGTTCAGTGATTTAAACCGAGCACAGCAGTCTAAGATTTTCGCTGTACACAATTCGCAGTTTGGCGAGGCGTGGTGGTTCTACCCGTCAAGTGGGTCGAATATCAATGACCGCTACGTGATCTTTGATTACAAAGAGGGGCACTGGTCTATCGGCAAATTAGATCGCTCTGCTGGCTTCGATGCTGGCGTGTTCGGTAACCCGATTTGGTTTGATTCTGACGGCAAGATGTACGACCACGAAACTAATTACTCTTACTCTGGTTATATTCCGTATGCCGAAACTGGACCTATTATCTTAACTAACGAGATTGTGAAGGTTAACGAGGTAATCCCTGACGAGAAAACTCAGGGCAGTGTGTTAATCCAGTTTAAAAGTCGGTTTTATCCTAATGGGGATGAATATACTTACGGCCCATATGATCCAACTAACCCGACCAGTGTTAGATTCTCTGGACGCCAGTTTAGGATGCGTATATTTAATCGGGCAACAATTACGCCATTTATGCCGCTAAGGTTAACGCAGGCATCTCTTGGGCTAAGCCCGTTGGTTGAGTTATTTTCTGTTGTAATAAACAGCAGGTTATTGGGCGACATAAATAACGATGGGCGCTTGTCATCAGCAGATGGCGCAAGGTATCAAGAGTACATGAACGGCATTGCAAGTGATGAAGTTGTTGCCTACATCGAAAACGTATTTCATCCATACATTTACGACAATATGGTTGAGTATGCTGTTGTTCTTGATGTGACCTACAATGATTGGCGTTTTGGTATACCTCGATTAAACGTCATTAACGGTGGCCGCAGATGAGGGCGCCTAACCCATTAGGGCCAGAGTGGAAGGCTTGGGGCGAGCGTCTTGTTGACTACCTCAATCGCATCCGCACAAAGCTACAGTTTAAAGAGTCTAACGCTGTAGCGACTGAAGACGGCATTATCCTATGGGATACGGCTGGCTACCCTGTTGTGTCTAAGAACGGTGAGTATCGTCAGATTGTCTTGGCTGATGGTTACGCTTCGTTTGTGAGCAACACCGACCAGTCTACGACAGCGAATACAGCCACGGCGATCACGTGGGACTCGATGCCCTTTGGTGACGGCGTATCGTTAGGCTCGCCTGCTTCGAGAGTTGTGTTTGAGGAAGAGGGATACTACATGATCTCTTTCTCTGTGCAGATTACCTCGACCTCATCGAGCACGAAGACTTTGTATTTCTGGCCAAGGGTAAATGGGACCGATATACCTAACTCAACAATTAAAGTGTCTCTGCATAACAATGGCGGGACAATCGTAATGTCTCGGAGCGCGATATTTAACTTTGCGGCAGGTGATTACTTACAAGCTTATTGGGCGACTGATGATGCGGCAGTAGCTCTTGATGCGTCTGTTGCTACTGCGTTCGCGCCAGCCACGCCATCTGTTATACTAACGGTTACGAGACTGAGGCAATAACATGTTTGACGAGCTGAATCGATGCCGAGGATGGATTGAGGCCGCGCTAGCTTACAGCGGCGGCACACATACCTTTGATGACATTGTGTCAGGCATTTATTCAGGGCGCATGCAGTTCTGGCCTGCCGAGCGAGGGTGCGCCGTTACAGAGATCATCGTTTTCCCACAGAAGAAGGTGCTACACGTATTCTTGGCTGGCGGTGAGATGAATCAGATAGTAGATATGAACAGCTCTGCGGCTGAGTTTGGTAAAATGAACGGGTGTTCAGCTATGACCATTGCAGGTCGAAGGGGCTGGAAAAAAGTATTAGAAGGACATGGGTACGTTGAATCATTCACTACCCTAACCAAGGAGTTAGTTTAATGAGTGGTGGAAAAGGCGGCGGCCAAACCTCAAAGGTAGAAATACCATCATGGGTTGAGGGCCCAGCATCTCGCAATTTACAGCGGGCAGAACAGCTTGCCCAGATGGGCTATCAGCCTTACTACGGTCCAGAGGTTGCGGCATTTAATCCTATGCAGATCGGTGCAATGCAGTCAGCGGCTGACGCGGCCAGCGCATTCGGTTTAGCGGCGCCAATGAATGTAGCCTCGACAATCCCACAAGCCCAAGACTTCGGTAACGGAATGATGGGCTATGGATCAGGTCAGGGCTTCGAGCAGGCCATTGCTCAGTTCCAGCAAAACCAGCCACGTCAGGCGGCGATCTACAACAGCATGTTCTCAGGCCCTAACGCTAACGCAGGCTACCAAGCTGGTCCAGCTATGGGCGGCACTATAGGCGGCGGTGAAGGTGGTATGCGTGGCGGTCCTGCTGTCGGTGGATACGGCCAGACCATTGGAAATCAAATGAACGCAATGGGCGGCTTTAACCAATTCGGTTCGAACATGCCTTCAGCTCAAGGCTGGAACCCAACAAGCGGCGTAGGCCCTTATGTTGCATCTGGCATGGGCGCTATTGATCCAATGACGGGTATGGCTGGCGGCATGGGTGGCGGTGTAGCTGGTGGTGGCGGTAAAGGAGGTGCATCACCGTACAATCCGTTTGTTGATGGTCGAGGCGGCATAACAGGAACCCCTGTAAGCTTTCCAGAAGGTAAAGCTCCAAAAGATGTTTAAAGAGGAATAATTATGGCAGGCGCAGGACAAGGTAACGTATTCCAGCAGGCGGCGGCTGGTCAAACAGGCGCAATGATGGGCACTGCGGCCAATATGGGCTACACGCCACAGCAAGTGCAAGCAGGCACTATGGCTAACGTGGACATGGCCCAGTACATGAACCCGTACACTCAGAACGTGATTAATACCACGATGTCTGACCTAGAGGCTGGCCGTCAGATGCAGATGCGTCAGGCAGGTGCTCAAGCTCAAGCGGCTGGGGCCTTCGGTGGCTCGCGGCACGGTGTATCTGAATCACTAACAAATCAGGCGTTTGCTAACCAAGCGGCTAACACTGTGGCTAACCTGCGACAGCAAGGCTATACACAAGCTCAGAACATCGCACAGCAAGACTTAGCGCGTCAGATGCAGGCAGGTATGGCTAACCAGCAGGCTGGCTTATCGGGCGCTCAGTTGCGTCTGGGTGCGGCTGGTCAATTAGGTAACCTAGCGCAAGGCTCATTCGGTATGGGTCAGCAGGTACAGTCTAACTTGGCACAGCAGGGTGCTCTACAGCAGGCACAGCAACAGCAGATTATTGATGCGATTCGCCGTCAGTATGAGGGCTACCAGAATCAGCCAGCGACTTCGCTTGGCTATCTGGCTACTGCATTGGGTGCGGCACCAGTACCACAAACTCAGACAACCCAAAAACAACTTGGATTATTTGATTACTTGGGCGCTGGGCTGGGTCTTGCTGGAGCTTTTGGTTTTAGTGATATTGAGCTTAAAACTGAGATTACTCGAACAGGAAAAACAGCCAAAGGTTTTAATACGTATCGGTGGAAATGGAACAAGAAAGCTCAGAAGCTTGGCCTGTATGGGTATGCTGATGGGGTTATTGCCCAAGAGGTTCAAAATACTAAGCCGAGCGCTGTTAAGTTGGTGAACGGTTATCTGGCTGTAGACTACTCGCAGGTGGCGTAATGAATCAATACGATATGCAAAGGCAGATGCTCGATGAGATGCGCAAGCAACAGGAAGCGCAAATGCTTGCTCAAATGGCGGCGCAGTATCAGGCACCGCAAATGCCAGCGCCAACAGTAAGCGTTGAAAAGCCTAGCATATCAATGCCAATGGCACAGCCTTCTGGGTTTAGCCCACAACAAGGCATGGCGGCATTTCAGGCATTAAGGTCTGAGCCAATGCAGGTGCCTCAGATGAATGTCTCTGGCCCTAACGTAATACCGATTGCGCCTGTACAGTTAGATGATGACCAACTTGGCGGCCTGTTAATGATGCTGTCCAAATTTAGCGGATAAGATTATGGCACTACTTGACTTGCTTAAAGACAAAAACTTTCAAGAAAACGCGCTCGGTTCTATGTTGGCCAGCAGAATTTCTCCTGTTCAGGCGCCAGCCCCTGCTCCAGCCCCTGCTCCAGCACCTGCGCCAGCTCCTGCTCAGCCACAAGCTGGGTTTATGGATCGCATTAAGCAAGGGTTTAAAGATCCCAACACGCTAATGCAGGCTGGCATGGTATTAAGCTCATTAGGATCGTCTCCAAGCTTGCAGAAAGCGCTACAGTACGGTGTTGAAACTCAGCAGGCAAGAGCTGGCGCCAATAGAACTGCCGAGCGTTTTCGACAAATGGGCCGCCCAGATATTGCTGAAATGATCGAGCAGAATCCAACAATGGCTGTTGATATTGTGAAAATGTTTTACGGCCAAGAATTTAAGGCGCCTAGTTCTTTCTCTGAAAAAGTTGCCGCATTGGTGAAGTCTGGTATGTCAGAAGCAGACGCAACTAAGCAGGTTATCTCATCTGGCGGAACCACAGTTAACATGCCTACTGTTGGCTCTATCCCTGCTGGTTACCAAGCTGAATATGATGAAGCTGGGCGAGTTGTAAGGATGTCGCCAATCGCTGGCGGCCCTGTAGCTACGGAAGTAGAAACTACCGAGCAAATGGCTAAGAAAAACTACGAGGCTTACCAGACTGGTATCGAGAATTTGTCAAAGGCATTTGGCATGGCAAACACTGGTTCGCTTGTTGGTTTGGCGCCAGCACTTACCTCTGGCGACTTAAGCTTCGAAGGCATGCGTGACGTAATGCTACAGCCCTTAAAATCTATTTTCCGAGGCAAGGGTGAAGGTACGTTTACTGATGCTGACGCGGCACAGCTACTAAACATGATGCCGACACGCCGAGACACTGAAGAAAGCGCTCGGTTTAAGTTACGTGCGGCTGACCAGATTATTAGAGCCAAGCTTGGACTGCCCTTATCTGACGAGCCAAAAACAATTAAGCGGTATAATCAAGTAACTCGCCAGATTGAGGAAATCGCTCAATGAAGCAAATACAGGTAGGCAACGAGGTTATTGAATTTCCTGAAAACATGTCAGATCAGGAAATTATTGCTGTTATTGAGCAGATGCAACAACAGCAGATGCCTACTGGACGACCTTATCAGGCTATTACTGAGCCGTTAACGACAATGATAGGGTCTGGTGCTGGACAAATAGCTGGCGGGTGGTCTGGCCTTTATGAGGTTGGCAAGCAAGCTCTCAGCGGCGCTGACATGCAACAAGCAATGAAGTCTGGAGCTGAGGCAGTGCAAGGCTGGCAAGATTTAGCCTCTCGATCTTTTATGCCAAAAACACAAAAAGGTCAGTCTGGTCTTAAAAACGTGATTCAGGCTACTGAGCCTTTGGCAAAAGGTTTTGAGTTGGCGTCTCAATACTCAGGTGACATACCTTTTGAGCGCACTGGCTCGCCAGCAATGGGTGCAATTGGGTACGCAACGCCTACTGCGATTTTAGAAGGTTTAGGCTTGCTCGGGCTTCGGAGAATCATGCCAAACATTCGCTTTCTTGATGAATCTGGCATGCCCACCCAAGAGCTATTACAAGAGCTTAAGCGTATGGGCTTATCTTGGGAAGATTTAAGCGCGGCGGCTCAAGCTAAGACTCCAGCTCTTGCTGGTAGGACCCCAATATCAGGACAGCCAGCCCCAGAGGCTTCTCTGATTCCAGTTTTGGCCGAGCAAACAAAAACTGGTTCAGAGGGTGTTTTGGCGCCGTTAAGGGCCGCTGGTGATCGCGTAGAAGCCGACCCATTAGCAAGGGAAGCCGCTCGTCAGTGGGACGATCAAGGGCTAATTCAAGCTGTTAAGACTGCAACTCCTGCTACCAGAGAGCAGATGCTACGTATGCTTGATATTCGCAGACGCATCCAAGAGAACAAGCGTCTGGCGCAAACAACCCGCCCAACTGATATTACGGGTGAGTCCGCTGTTAAGCGTATTAGTCATTTAAGAGATGTTGCAAGCGAGGCAAGAACTAACCTTAACGAAATTGCTCGACAAAACCTTGCTGGCAAACCAATGCAAACCCAGCCCATTGTAAACGTGTTGCAGGATAGTTTGCGCGATTTAAACGTAGAGCTAATCTACGGCCCTGACGGCGTTCCTACGCCACGATTCGAGGGTTCGCAGATCTCGGCTAACCCATCGTCTCAGCGTGCGATTAAGACGCTAATTAGACTGTTATCCGAGGGTGGCGCCCCTGACGCATTGAGGTTCCACAATCTTAAGCGTCAGCTAGATGAGCTTATTGACTATCGAAAAACCTCACAGACTGGTCTTACTGCATCTGGCATGAACATTATTAAACAGATACGCTCTGCCTTGAATCAGCAGTTGCGTGAAGTCAGCCCAGAGTACGGTCAGACTAACGATGTATTAAGCGACATCTTAACTGTATTTGACAATCTCGATAGCATCAGTGGTCGCAGGACGAACATCTTTGACCCTGACGCCTCAATCAAGCTGGGACAAGAGTTCCGCAAGCTGTTTAGTAATTATGGCGTGCGCGGTGATATGCTTAGCACAGTTCAAATGCTTGACGAGATCTCTGGAAAGTACGGCGGCAAGTTTGACGACAGCTTAATGGACTTGGCAATGTTTGCTAACGCGCTAGATACTCGATTTGGATCTGTTGCCGAGACATCATTCAAAGGCCAAATAGAGGCGGCGGCTAAGTCAGGAAGGATGGCAGACACGGCTATGCAGGCTGGCACTCAAGGTGTCACAGCGACCGCTATGGACAGAATGGTAAACATTTATAAAGAGATGACTGGGGTAAGCACAGAGAAAGCTTATGAGGTCATGGAGCAATTGCTTAAAAGGAACGGTCAATGAATCCAGAACCAAAAGACTTAGGTGAAATTGAAGGCATTGCCCGCGAGGCCGTTAATGATGCGGTTGACTTCGTAGAGTCTGAGATTGCCGAGGATCGAATCAAGGCCCAGCGTTACTTTGATGGCGAGGTGGATATTGGTGAAGAAGAAGGCCGATCTACCGTTGTAGCCACAAAGATACGAGACACCATCCGTGCGATTAAACCGTCACTGCTACGTGTTTTCTTGTCAACTGATCGACCCGTGGAGTTCGTTCCGCGTGGCCCAGAAGACGTTCAGGTTGCCGAGATAGCGACACAGTACGTTAATTACCTGTTCAACGAGAACGGTGGGTATCGAATCCTAAATGACTGTTTCCATGATGCCTTGTTGAAAAAGACTGGCGTAGCCAAGGTCTACTGGGATACCTACATGGAGTCAGAGACTTTTGACTACTCTGACCTTAACGAACAAGAATACATGGCCATCGTGAATGATGAGAATGTTGAGGTTATTAGCGAGTCAATCACGACCAAAATCGAAATAAACGAAATGGGCGTGCAGGTCGAGCTACCTTACTACGACTTGAAAGTTTCGTACCAGACTGAGAAGGGTAAGCTGTGTGTTGAGTCTATCCCACCTGAAGAGTTCTTTGTTGACCGTAATGCGAAGTCTATCGAAGACGCCTATGTTGTTGCTCACCGTACTGAGATGCGTGTTGGTGAGCTTGTGGCTATGGGCTATGACTTCGATGTTGTTTCTGAACTTGGCGGCCTCGGTCACTCTGATACTTTTTCAGAAGTTGAGAAGTATGAGCGCAGAGGCTACGAAGAGGATTACTCGGACGAGGATGTACAAGACCCAGCGATGAGAATCGTGGCTGTTACTGAAGCCTACATGAAGATTGACGTCAACGGCACAGGTGTGCCCGAGATGCACAAGATTCTAATGGCTGGCTCTAACTACAAGGTCCTAGACTACGAGCCTTGGGGTGAAGTGCCATTTGCAGTGTTTGAGGTCGATCCTGAGCCACATACGTTCTATGGTCGGTCAATCGCTGATATCCTAATCAACGAGCAGGACGCGTCTACTGCGATGCTACGTGGCGTATTGGATAACGTGGCACTAACTAATAACCCGCGCACCCAGATCATTGACGGCATGGTGAATGTTGATGACTTGTTAAATAACGAGATTGGCGGTGTTGTTCGTGTTAAGCAAGATGGCGCCATCAGAGAACTCACAGTGCCCTTTGTGGCTGGCCAAGTATTACCTGCACTTATGTACTTCGATCAGGAAATCGAGTCAAAGACTGGTGTTACTAAGGCGTCTACTGGCCTCAACCCTGATGCACTACAGAGCACTACAGCGGCGGCAGTAAACGCGACTATCCAAGCGGCGGCAGGTCAGGTTGAGGTCATTGCCCGTAACCTAGCAGAGGGTGGTGTATCTCGCCTATTTAAGCTGATGCTGAAGCTGGTTGTTGAGAACTCAGATGACCAGAAGATGATGCGCTTAAGTGGCCAGTTCATCCCTGTCGATCCGCGTATGTGGAACACGTCAATGGATGTGAGCGTCAACGTAGGTCTAGGCACTGGCCGAGAAGATCAGCGCATGGCGGCTCTACAACAGGCTCTACAGATGCAGATGCAGATCTGGCAGAACTACGGCCCAATGAATGGCTTGGTGTCTATGACGCAGATTAGAAACACCTTGGCCGATATGCTGGCGCTCAATGGCGTACGCAATGCCGACCGCTACTTCAGCCCGATGGACCCACAGACTGAGCAGATGCTGTTAATGCAACAACAACAACAGGCGGCACAGCAAGGTCAGCAACAGGTAATGGACCCTGCAATGGCTATGATTCAGGCAGAGCAGATCAAGGCACAGCAGAAAGCACAGACCGATATGCTTAAGTTGCAGATCGATGCGCAGAAGGCAATCGCGGAAGATGACCGCAAGCGTGACGAGATGGATCAAGATTTATTGGTAAAAGCGGCGGAGATTATCGGAAAATACGGTACAGCGGTAGACATTGAACGAATTAAAGCACTGCAAGCTGAGCCACGGTATCCACAACAATCACCAGCTCAGGCGGTGGTTGGAGGTAGATTCTGAACATTAAAGAGAAGGCGTCAGCGGTACGGCGCCTGATAAATGACGAGGCTGTACAGCTTGTCTTAAATGAGATTCGAGAGGAGCAGATATCTGTTTTTCTGAATACGGCAACCTT